CGTGAAAAGTTCAAGGCCACCGGCAAGCATGATCGTGTACACGATGAATATTTCCCCTTGTACTATTATCAGTCTGCATCTGTTACCCCGATACCTGCTGCCAACTTGAGTACAATTCGTATGTTTTATCTGGACCCTGATATGTTTGATGACTCGGTGGGATTTATGATTTTGGAAGATCTACAGGGTAACCTTATACTTGGTGAGTACATCGGAGATTAAACATGAAAACAATTTGGTATGGCTTCAAGTACTTTTTATTCACCAGCAAGTTTAACATGGTTGACTTTGTTAGCGTATACTGGTTGAGTACACTTGCGGTTCGGCATGAAAATTGGGCATGGCTGCTGCTGCTGATACCCGTATTGGTCATCAGTACCCGAATGGAATGGGAAATGAAACAGGAGAATGAAAACATATGAGCGATCTCACGCTTAGCCGTAAACAAGTGTTACAATTAGCAGAGCTTGCTGCAAAATTCCCCGATACAGAATGGTTCTCAATTGAAACAGATTCATCGTCGGGGATTGGTACCCAAATATGTGTCAAGTTCGATATATTCAAGAGTGGGGCTGTGTCGGGAGATGCAACAGTAAATATAACGGATTATTCAACATGGTAAAATTTTACCATACGCTAATCAGCGTATAATTACAAAGGTAGGAGATGTATCATGCGTAAACTTATTAAAGACCGACTGCTGGCAATTTGGTGTGACGAGTTAGAAGGGATCCATGACATCAGTTCAAGTGAATTAGGTGATCTCAGCGATGAAGACTTGCTGGATCTGTACGACGAAGTTTTAGGGTTTTCCGGATAGTACCTAGTACTATCTGCAGTATGCCACTCTTGCTCCTCGGCTACTGTTTATCAGGCATCATTTTGGTGCCTGTTTTTTTGACTGTAAATAGCAAAACGATACATACAGTATGTTCGACTTTACTAAATTAAAAACCCCTGTGGAAGTTATTTCGCCTATGAATCTGTATCGGTGGAATCGTTCTTACTTTAAATTACAAAGCAACTTTTTTGTTGAAGAGTTCAAGCTGTTGCGAGAACGACAAATAGAAGACTTTGTCTACTTAAACGATTTTGACCGTGTACACTTGATCAAGGATACTGACATCTTCAAGGATGGATTACGGGCCACCATGGTCAAACATCCACTTGCTGCTGAGTTGGTTATTGTAACAGATCAAAATTTCTCACGTTATCCTTGCCCAGAACTGATTAATCAAATTGGTAAACTACTAGACGATTGTCCTAATTTATATCTTTGCTTGAATAGACACTATCTAAACATCGATAACACATGGCATGATGCTACATTGGATGACAACTTCCAACGTGCTATCACACAATGGCTAAGACGCAGCTTGACTAATTCAACTGTGGTTGATATGAGTTTTGACTGGGATGATCGCGGCGATTATCTGTCGTGGAGTGTACCAGATAGACATTACTACATCACTCGAAAATGACCCTACGTACAATATTAAGTTATCACGACATGCCAACCAAACAGGATTGGAAGACACTTTACATCCGTTATCGTATTGGTAGACTAAAGCATCAGTATTGGATGTGGAATCGTAAACGTACTGACAAGTTTCTAATAGATGCCTATGACAAGTTTATATTGGAAAATTGCCAAGCAGGTACTACTGTATTCTTTGCCAGTTCTGGATACTATCTCAAAGACTTATTCCCTGAGATTGAAGTAATTGAAACCCATTCTGTAGTCAAAACATTTAGGCCTGATGTGACTATATGCCAACGCAAAGATCTACACACGTTACCTGTACGTGCAGATAATTTTGCTGTGGTAAACAACCGCGGTGACCAATGGTATGACCTCAATGACCGTGATCAACTGGTTAGAGAGTATACTGATATTATGAATCCGGGATGCCGATTCTTTTATAGCTTCCGTGACACACAAATACCAATCCTTAACAGGCTTAAAGTAGATATGCATCAGCACTTCATGGACTGGGCTGTAGGATTGGAAGCTAGTCATGGCTTAAAGTTGACCTGGTCCGACATACAGTTTCCTCCTAAGCAGCCAGATCATAACGGCATATATAGTACACTGGAGAATCCAGACACCACCAATGGTAACATCAAGTTTATTTTTACATATAATCCATGAAACATGTTGTAGTCTATATGGGCGGCACTTGCGGCGATCTAGTTACTGCACTATTAGATCCGTTTTGTATAGAGTTTGGTCCATACGGTAATGTTGTAGTAAGTGAAAACAGATCTAGACTTAAAAAACCTCATCTGTTCGACAGCGATGCAGAAAAAGATCAGTACCTTAATGATACATTCGATTGGTGTGATAGTTTACCCAGTCACGATCTTGACTACCATGTCAGGCAACACCATAAGCTTATTGGTATTGTTGTAAATACAGCAGAGTGTGCCAAATGGGCTGCTGCTAGATTTCAAAAGTTACACAGGCCCGAAGTTTGGGAAGAGATGGTTCGGTCATGTGGGGCAACCGATGTTGATGGGTATGCCCAAATGATACTGGACTTTTCTAATATGCTTGCAATGCATACCCAAGATGTGTTATCATTAGAAGACATATTAGCAGGCAACGCCATTGCACAATTGCATAAAATAACAAATTGCCCGCTGACCTCATCCGTACACATATTCTATCAGCACTGGCTGGAAACCCAATCATACAATGAAACAATGTTTAATAAAAGTTTTAGACGAAGTCAATATCAAGATTGAAGGCCTTGATCTTGACATAAGAAAAGCCCTGGTTAAGAAATTTAAGTATATGAATCCGGCTGCCAGATACTTGCCTGCAGTTAGACTAGGACGTTGGGATGGGTGTATACAATTCTTTCAATTAGGCGGCAGTAGTTATGTAAACTTATTGCCTGAAATTATCCCAGTCTTAGATGCTGATGGCTACGATATCGAGCTGGAAGATCGACGTACATACGGAACTACCTTTGAGTTTGCCTTAATGGCAGAAGATACATTTAGTGATCGTACCTGGCCCGCCGGGCATGAACGTGCAGGACAATCTGTAGTTCTACGTGACTATCAAATTGAAATTATTAACGAGTTCTTGCGTAACCCGCAGAGTCTACAGGAAATTGCAACAGGTGCAGGCAAGACACTTATCACAGCAGCACTGAGTTGGCAAGCAGGCAACTACGGACGGTCAATTGTTATTGTGCCCAACAAGAGCCTAGTAACACAAACTGAAACTGACTACCGTAATCTAGGACTGGATGTAGGTGTTTATTTTGGTGATCGTAAAGAGTGGGGACGTCAGCATACAATCTGCACCTGGCAAAGTCTAAATATTCTGCTTAAAAATACCAAGTCAGGCGAAGCAGAAGTTACCATACAAGACTTCTTAGAAGATGTAGTCTGCATTATAGTGGATGAAGTACATATGGCCAAAGCTGATGCACTTAAGACATTGTTAACCGGTGTAATGTCACACATACCAATTCGTTGGGGGTTAACTGGCACTATCCCTAAAGAAGATTTTGAATTTCAATCCTTGCATGTCAGCCTAGGTCCAGTAGTCGGTAGACTAAAAGCACACGAACTACAAGCACAAGGTGTTCTGGCACAATGCCACGTTAATATTGTTCAGCTACAGGATCATGCAGAATATAACGATTATCAAAGCGAGCTTAAATACCTTGTAACTAATGTAGATCGTTTAGAATACATTAGTAAGATTATCGATAAAATTAAAGATTCTGGCAATACGCTTATCTTAGTTGATCGAATCGAAACAGGTAAGTTATTGCAAACATATCTAAGCACGTTGTTTGGACTATTAGGCGATAAGCCCGAAGCGGTATTCGTGTCTGGTTCAACCAAGGCCTCTGACAGAAAGGACGAATACGATGAAATTGCTACAAGCACTAACAAAGTTATTATTGCAACATACGGTGTCGCTGCTGTCGGTATTAATATTCCTCGCATATTTAACTTGGTTATGGTGGAATCTGGGAAGAGCTTTACTCGTGTAATCCAAAGTATCGGGCGTGGTATTCGCAAAGCCGAAGACAAAGATTTTGTACAGATTTGGGATATTACTAGTACATGTAAGTTTGCCAAGAGGCACTTGACTAAACGCAAGGCTTTTTATAAGGATGCAAATTATCCTTTCACTGTAGAAAAGATGGAATGGAAGTAGTTATTATAACATACTTGGCCGATTTGCATCGTGCAAAACGTGCAGCAGAGTCTATTAGTCTGCACGGTGTAGGCAATCTCACAGATCCTATATACATCGTAGTTAACGATGGGCCAGCGGTATTTGCACAAGCACAAGCTCTGCTGTCAAATATCGAACGAGTACAAGTGTTCCACTACACAGATATCAGCAAATGGATCTATGCAACTAGTGGATGGTGGAGTCAGCAATGGCTTAAATTACAGTCGTGCAAACTGGTGTCAGGTGAATGGTATATGCTGGTTGATAGCGATATGTATCTTACTAGGCCTATTAGGCAAACAGAATTATTTTCAGGAAATCAAGCTATTTGCAACTTGCATGATCGAAGTGTATATCACGAGAATAAACTGTTCCTTGAGTATATTGACAATGCTTGTACCTATTGGAAAGTAGATCCAGAAGAGGTATTTCAAATACTTAGAGAAAGTCCGCCCAACATAATGCACCGAACTTCAGTTGATAAAATGCTAGAAGAAATGACTCCTTGGGTATTTGGTAGCACCGAAAAATCTAGCCTGGAATTTTTTATCTATTGGATGTACCTGTATAAAAATAACCTTGTTGACTTATACCAACATCGAGACAACTGGCTTCAATTTGGAGACGGATTCTTTATGGATAATCGTTGACTTTAACTTTTACTTACTGTATAATTAAAACATGAGAATACTTACTTTAGATAACCTTGCATACGACCTAGACACACTTCCGGAAGAAGTTGATGATATGCGTTTTGCTATACTTGACAATAGCGATCCACATAATCCAGATTATCACTACATACCGTTGATCTTTTTGGAAAGCTTTAACAGTCCTGCATTGGTACTGCAAATTGGTGATCATCAAATTAAGATGCCAATGGATTGGCGTATCTTAATTGGCGAACCAGATTCAGGTGACTTAGAAGTATTACCGTTGACCAGTATTAACGATAGAGGGTTTAAGGTTTTTCAGTTTAATCCGCTAAGTAGTTTTAGTCCAACATTTCCAGAGATTGAAATTGTGGACGTATATCACGACGTAGCTTGGTATGCACCTAAACTCAAGAATGGGCAAATGCTATCTGTACCGTTAGATGATAGTCACAAGCCTGAATGTATATACTTTGTCAAGGATATCAGCAGGAATTGCGAGATAGTAGATTATTCAAAGGCCTGGTAGTATGAAACAATACGAAGACAATCCATCTGCACCAAAAATTACTGTAACTCAACCAGACAAAAAAGAAAAGGATCTGGAACGACGTATTCGAATTTTAGCAGATCAAGTGGCTGCACAACAACAAACTATTGACAGAATGCACAGAGATATAGTACGCTTACGTACATCCATCAACGAGGTATCAGCAAGGATTAAGTAATGACAAAATCGACTGACAAGTCAGTACGCGGACGTAGAATACAACAAAAGAACAGACACATTGCTAGACAAATGGCTATACGTAAAGCTCACGCTTTTGATCTTGGGGGTGTTGGAGTTGTTATGGGTGATTCAAGCAATCCACATCGATATCATAAAGTAAGCGGCATGACATGTGGTAACTCAAATTGTTTTGCATGTGGTAACCCTAGAAAGTTCTTTGATGAACGTACCATGCAAGAGCAACGTCAAATGCAGGACGTAGAGAAAATCCGCAACAAGCACAGCAACGGAACACCCGCACAAGATGAGTGATAAATTAGACATCGGCAATGAAATGAGATGTTTTGATAATAAAGATCGAGACTTTTACGATAGCCTTACACCTGAAGAGCTAAAGAAATTTAGTAACTATCTCATGATTCGTTGGGGATCTAGCATACAAGGGTCAAGAGAATTACAAGAGTACTATGTACAAAGCTGCAATCATTATCTAAACAAACATTTCTTCGCAATTAACAAGCATCCTAAGCTACAATGGCTGTGTGCTACTGCGGTGAGCCCAGATATGGGCACACACAGGCATCAATGGATACCTTTAAAAAAGAAAGAAGCAGGTGCAAGTGCCATTAAGAAACAGCTAGCAGAGTTATATCCGGCTATGAAAGACAGCGATCTTACATTACTTGCTAGTATAACTACCAAGAAAGAACTTGATCAGTATATTAAAGATCACGGTAACGAAGTTAAAAAATGAAATTCGACTGCCAATACTGCAAAAAATCCTTTGCTAAAGAAACCACTCTTATGGTGCATGTTTGCGAACAAAAGAAACGGTTCCAAAGTCAAGGTGAAACTGGTATACAGATAGCACTACGGGCCTATCAGAAATTCTATGAAATGAGCCAAGGTTCGGGCAAACCTAAATCGTTTGATGACTTTGCCCGTAGTCCTTACTATCGTGCCTTTGCTAAGTTTGGACAGTATTGTGTAAGCATACGTGCTATCAACGTACCGCAGTTTACAGTATGGCTATTAAAAAATAATAAGAAGATCGACTATTGGTGTAGCGACAAAGTATACGGAGAGTTTTTAGAACAATATCTTAGAATAGAAAGCCCACTAGATGCCTTGTATAGATCAGTTGAATACGGCAGCCGTTGGGCAGACGAAACAGACAATCCATCCAATGATTATTTGCGTTATGGAAATGACAATGCGTTATGTTATGCTGTCTCTACAGGACGTATCAGTGCTTGGGTCTTGTATAATTCAGAATCAGGGCAGGAATTCTTGGGTCGCATTGGGACTGATCAAGTTTCCATGATATGGTCTTTTATCGATGCTGATTTTTGGAATCAAAAGTTTCGGGACTATCCAGAAGATACCGCTTATGTTAAAGACATTTTAAAACAGGCAGGATGGTAATGAAAGTACTATGTCTCGGTAACAATACCGAAGATACAGATGTTAGAACACACAAGTTAGCAGATCAAAATCAAATGGCATGCCACGGTCTACTAACTGAGCTTGACGGATTAACTCCTGATATCGCTAGCGATGGATATTACCATACAAGTGTTTACGATATTGAATTTGGAAATCTACTAGAGCTTTGCCGACAAGTTAATCAAGTTATTGTACTAGATCAGCCCAAGTCATTGTACACTCATCCAGACGCATTTTACAAAACTATAAGATTAGCCAAGCAGGCAAGAGCCGCAACCTCTGTAATTTTTATCGATCCCTCGTACGAGAAAGACATAACATTCTTTGAAGATCTAGTTAAGACTAACAAAAGCTTTTGTATTTTTCCGTTTATCGAACTTCAAGTAGAAAATGGCAACACTACTGTTTGCGGTAGATCTACTGCACCAATTACTAAATTATCAGATCTTAAAAGTTTTAAGGACGATCTAGGCTACAGTAATATACGCACAAAAATGTTAAACGGCGAGTTGTTGCCAACACATTGCTCGGCTTGTTATCGTACAGAGGCACTAGGGATGATCAGTGCCAGACAACAAGAAACTGTTGAATGGTCAAACCGGCTTAATCTATCATCGTTAGCAGATCTAAGTAAAATAGAAAATCCTGCATTTTATGAAATTAGGCCAAGCAATGTATGCAACTTACAATGCAGGATGTGCAATCCGGATGCTAGTCATTTGATTGCACGAGAATATAAAAAACTAAATCTGATTGCTAATATTGATAACAAAGAATATACCAATTTTGATTTTGTTAACTTTAACAATCTGACACAACTGTATGTAGCTGGTGGCGAACCTACTGCTATGCCAGAGTTTTATGACTTTGTCAGTCGGTGCATTGATCAAAAACAAACTGATTTTGAATTTATAATTAATACGAATGCTACTAAGATCAATGCACGTCTTAGAGAACAATTGCAGTCATTTGATAATGTAGGATTCATTGTTAGTATTGATGGCCTCGGCGATATCAATCACTATGTACGTTGGCCTAGTAACTGGATTAATATTGTCGATAATGTTAGATATCTTAGATCAGCACACAGAGTAACATTTAATACTACAGTATCAATATATAACATCACAAATCTTTACCAACTATTTGAGTTCTTTGATCAAGAGTTTCCGGGTTCGCTTGTGCATGCTCAACTAGCTATTACTACTGACGATGTAATGTCTGCGTTGATGTTTCCTTATCCCAATGTAGTACTAAGAGATTTGCGACGGATTAAAAATTTAAACTGCTACAAAAATGATGGATTGCTTTCCAGTTTTATTAATGGCCTTATTGATCATTATGAAAATCATCACCAGTTGGATATTGGTAAGCTGATCAATTTTTTTCAGTTTAACGATCGACTCGATCTGTCTAGAAACATAAAGTTGGCCGACTACATTCCTGTACTAGAAAACACTAGACATTTAACACATCTTATATTATAATAAATTATGAGTGCAGACGTTGATATTGACTTGCCGGATCGTGCAGAACTGCTTAAATACATTAAGCATATTCCTGCACGGTTAGAAACAGGTAAACCACATAATTCAGGTGTGTATGTTACAGCTATCCCAGTAGATCCGGTAACTAATATATCTGCAATAGATTATAATACAGCCGAAACCCGAGGATACTTCAAGCTAGACTTTTTAAACATGAGTGTTTACAAGTTAGTAAAGAGCCCAGAACATTATGCCGATCTTCTCGATAAAGAACCAAATTGGTCTCGACTATGTACTGATGCAGACTGGGCACAACAACTGGTTCACGTGGGAAATTACACAGCACTATTGCAAGCCATGAAGCCAGACAATATACAACGTATGGCAGCATTTATATCAATTATACGCCCAGGCAAATCGCATTTGCAAAACAAACCGTGGCCAGAAGTATTTGCTGGTGTGTGGGATGGTGACGATAGTCGAGGATATACCTTTAAGAAGTCACATGCTCTTGGGTATGCAATGTTGGTAGCCTTACATATGAACTTGCTAGATGAATAAGATACAACATATTTACGGTAACGGTTGTAGTTTTACTAACGACGACTACATTAGACGAACTTTAAACCAGCCAGTGTACTTGGATTTATTGGCAGAACAATTTGGAACTACTGTTACCAATGGTGGACTTCCTGGTGCATGCAACCGCCGTATAATAAGAAATACGCTACGAGCAGCAACTGAGTTTGATCAGTCTACATTAGTCCTGGTACAACTAACCATGTTACAAAGAACTGAAAAACCTTATAACCCAGGGCAAGACAATGCCTGGAAAATGCTAGCAGCAAGCGAAGAGTATCACGAAAGCATCAAGGGCGACCCTTTTGAAAAGCTAAACAAGATTTATTTTGATGCGTGGTTTAGATTTTTTGATGAAAAAGCCGAAATAACAAACTTAGCAACTGACCTACTGCTGTTATCTACTTACTTAGAAAGCCGCAACATACCTTATTTGATTTTTTCGTACCTACCTCTGATTGGGCCCAGGACCTACAAAGAAGTTTGCAATGATCGCTTACAAGTAGTCCTGGCACAAAACACCTGTGTACTTAATATTCTGTCAGGCAGTTTAATTGACCGGTTAGCCGGTGATATGTACTATGACGCCGATTCGTCCGTGAAGATCGGTCATTTGAGCCCAGACGGGCATAAGGCAGCAGCTGACGTATTAGCTAATCTAATCGTCGAACGAGTGTTATAGATTTACGCTTGTTCTTACGTTTAGTTAGGTCGTTTAGACTACACACAGGCCCGCAGAGAATTTCTAAGTCTTTATTGACAAAAGTACGACGATAAACACGGAATGGTTCCCATTCTGTTTTAAGAAATATGTTGATCGGAATGCTGCGATTGCTTTCCCACCACCATATATTCGCCAGTTCAACAAACAAGTGTTTGAGATCCGTGTCTTTTATATTACCAAAATCGTAGATCGTGGTAATGCTTTCGTCGCGATTTTGTACTATTCCCACATACTCTATGTTCGCATACACGCATAGCGACATAAATGGGTATTTCTCTGAAAGTTGTTCTATAATGTTGTTTGTGCCCATAAATATCAATGGAGATTTCTAATGTATATAACCACTGCCTATTTATATCAACAAATTCAACCTGTTATATTGATTGACATCAGTGGCAACTTTTTTGACGCGAGGTGGGAACCAGTGTACGCAAAACCATTAACATGTAACATGGGAGTAGATAATGTTATCTTATTCCAGTTCCAAAATCAAGACCAGAAGCCTGTAAATATTTCAGGCTCTACGTTTACGTTTCGAATTATTAGCCAAAACGGTCAGGATTTACTTTATGCTAAAGAACTAGTGTCGTTGAACGATGCACTTGGACGAGCAAAAGTTACCATAACAGCCGAGGATACCACGCACTTCCTTACACAGCCTGCAAGCTGGAGTATTGAAGTGTCGTCTGGTGTTCTTAATCAAGCTGTGTTTACTGACGACAAGTGTGCAGCACGAGGAGACATCAATATTGTATCCTCTGTATTTCCTACATTCAACGCCAGTTCAATCCTGACAATTCCAACAGATCAAGTTGGGAATCATTCCGTTGCCAACATAGTTTCATTTTTTAGTAGTACTCTTACTACCGATGGTGCACCTTTGACTACTTTCCAGTTAGACACACTGGATTACACCGGCAACATACAAGTACAAGGTGCAACCGATGCTACAATGAATACAGTCCAGTGGTACTATGTACCCTTTGACGATTTTCCAAGCGGTAATGCTGTGGGTAATTTAACTTTCAATCATAGCGTAGAACGTGTAGCATTTAATGTAGAAGGATATCATCCTTACCTAAGATTACAGTTCAATGCTTTTTCTAATATAAGTAACGTAGGTAACGTACCTAATGTAAGTTCCGTTAATTATCGATGAAATATAAAAAAATAGTAGGGTTTGGTGACTCGTGGATGTGGGGAGACGAGTTATTTGATCCCAGTTTGCACGGTATTGAAAATCCTCACCCTGTAATGATGGAAAACACTCCCTATAGGGAAAGTAATTGTTTCCTAGGACTACTAGGTAAACACTATGGAGTACCTACAGAAAATTTTGGTATACCAGGTGGCAGCTTACAAAGTGCAATATGGACATATCTTTGGTGGATAGAGAATGAGAAGTTAGATCCTGCGGAATGTTTAATACTTGTTGGACATACTGAATCTAATAGAGACACATTTTATAATCCAGAGCATGTCAGTTACGGCAATGATCCGCCGTGGAATAAATTTATACATAGTGCTTGGGTACATAGTGGAGCGTCATATATTCCGTCTGACTGGACCAATATGGTCAAAGCCAATATGGTCCTAACCGATTGTAGAGAACTAGAAGTATTGCGATACCGACAATCTGTTTCATTTTTTGAAGGCCAGTATTATAAATTAGGCAAAAATTTATTGCAATTTACTACAACGGAACCAATGGTTGTCATGCCAGCTGCTGGTATGATTGGACCAGCCCCGGGTATTGTATCTTTAATTAGACATCGACCAGAACTTGTCAAAGAACACCGTCATCCAAACGAAGCCGGACACATAGTTATCCGCGATCACTTGATTCCTGAGATAGATCGTGCTATACTAGCTTAATGCTAGATATTGTCCAATACATTCCCGGTAAACGTAAACAAGCAAGTTCTGGCTGGATCAATTTGTTTTAATTGCTATTTGATAAATAGCTTTATGAAATATATCTATCTAATTACATCGCCTTCGGGCAAACAGTATGTTGGAAAATGTTCAATAGATCCTATTGATAAAGCTGTCTTATATCAATCTGCTGCCAAATATTTTCCAGATATAAAGAGACCTATATTAAATGCTATACGTAAGTATGGTTGGCATAATATGAAGTTTGAAATAATTGAACAAAATAATAATTGGACAGAATCAGAATTAAACCAACAAGAGATTTTTTGGATACAACAATATGATACAGTGAATGTTGGTTACAACGTAACTGGTGGCGGTGACGGACATGATTCTGAATCTGCTAAATTATTTTGGAAAAATGTGTCTGAAGAATGGAAAACTGCAAGAGCATTAAATTGTAGTATAGGACAAAAAAAACGTTATGCAACTGCACCGGATTCTAATTTAACTAAACAAAGAAAAAGTGATGCCCAGAAAGGCACATACAAAATTATTTCTCCAGAAGGCCGGGAATGGATAACAAATTTAGGTTTAAAGGAATTTGCCAAAAAATACGAAACTGAACTAAAGGTTAGCTATTGGGCCTTGTTCGGAGCGTACAGAAAATGTTATACTAATAGTAATAAACCCGTTAAACACAGAAAAGATAATAATAAATGGAAGGTGATACGAATTGACAAACCCGTCGCAGACAGTGGAGCAGTACTGGAGACAAGGCCGGAAGACTAAACTAGCATCCTCGGGCTGGCGGTCTGGCAATGCCCCTTGCTGCGTCCATAACGGGGAAAGTCAAGACAAAAGAGGACGTGGTGGACTCCTAAGTAGTCCCAGCGGCTGGAGCTACTCGTGTTTTAATTGTAATTTTACAGCCAGTTTTATTCTGGGACGTAATCTCAGTGTCAAGGCTCGTAAATTTCTAACATGGCTAAATGTACCACAAGAAGAAATAGAACGAATCAACTTAGAAAGCTTGAAGCATCGAAGCATTGCTGGTCTATTAGATGATAGACAACGAACTGCTGCTGCCATACAAGGCATACGGTTTGAAGAATGCGACATAGGTGGTGCTGAATTTGTAACACCGCATCATACAGAAGTTTGGGAATACCTGAGACGCAGATGTGCTCCGTTAGATTATCCTTTTATGGTTAGTGCCACTACCTTTGCCAGATCTGGTGTAATCATACCATTTACCTACGACAACACAGTAGTAGGCCGCACAACTAGATACTTAGATGACCGTAATCCTCGTTGGGTAAACGACTTCCAACCAGGATATGTGTTTGGAACGGACCTACAACACGCCGATTGGCAGCACGTAATTGTAACTGAAGGTATATTTGACGCATTGTGTATCAGCGGGCTTGCACTTATGCACAACACCGTAAGCGATGCACAAGCAAGGCTAATACGTAATTTAGGTAAAGAAATAACAGTAGTGCCGGATCAAGACCGAGCTGGTATGGAACTAGTAGATCGTGCTGTAGAACTAGGCTGGGCAGTAAGCATTCCAGACTGGGAAGATTGCAAAGATGTCAATGATGCTGTAATCAAATATGGTCGGTTAGCAACTCTGCTAACTATAATGCAATCAAGAGAAACTAGTAAAATCAAAATTGAGTTGAGAAAGAGATGGCTAAAGAAAAAATTGCAATTATAGGTGACAGCTTTTCAGCTGATGAAACACCTACAAGTTGGATTACCCAGCTAGCAGTTGATTATGACATTACCAACTACAGCCAACGCGGTGCAAGCGAGTATAGACTTTACACGCTAGTAAATCAATACGGAGTAGAACTCTGCTCTGCTGATCATATTATTATGTTTCATACCAACAGCATGAGAGTATTTGTACCGGATGCAGTAGACTACCCGTCGAGGCGTTTAGATAGTCATACTCACTGCGATTTAGTGATCAATGATGCACTAGCAGATCCGCAATGGGCAAAGATATCAGAAACTTACTTTAAGTATTTTTTTGATGAACAGTATCTTAAGACACAATACCAATTGCTAATTAACGACATTTCTGCCAAGTTTGGTAGTAAGATTATACATTGTTCTGGATTTGACGAGCATCTAGTGGGGAATGTACCTATTAAATCCTTTGCCACAGTTAGAGAACAGCATCCTGGAACTACTAACCATCTTGACTATACAGGCAATTTAAAAGTATATCAGTATATAAAGGAGAGACTTTGTTAAAAGAATATAATGTAGAAGTACAAAAATTATTTTTAGAAATGATGATGCAAGACGCATCCAGCTATGTTCGTGTGCAGAACATTTACAACCCAGAAAACTTTGACCGTAGTCTACGACCCGCAGCTGAGTTTATTATGACTCACTGTAACGATCACAAGACTATGCCAGATCGTACACAGATCAAAGCAACAACAGGTATAGCACTACAGGAAATTGCAGACCTAAACGAAGGACACTTTGATTGGTTCTTGGAAGAGTTTGAAGGGTTTACACGCAGGCAAGAACTAGAACGTGCAATTTTAAAGTCGGCGGACCTTCTGGAGAAAGGCGAATATGAGCCAGTTGAAAAGCTAATCAAAGATGCTGTACAGATCAGCTTGACCAAAGACCTGGGCACAGACTTCTGGGCCAATCCCAAAGAAACACTCAACAAGTATTTTAACAACGGTGGCCAGGTCAGCACAGGTTGGCCACAAATGGATCATATCTTATACGGTGGATTTAGTCGCGGTGAACTAAACATCTTCGCAGGCGGATCTGGGTCAGGTAAGAGCCTGGTCATGATGAATATGGCACTTAACTGGCTACAGCAAGGTTTGTCTGGCGTGTATATCACACTAGAACTGTCAGAAGAACTGTGTACATTGCGTACAGCAGCCATGTTAACTGACATGAGCACTAAAGATATTCGACGCGACTTGGATTCTACTGAACTTAAAGTTAAGATGGCAGGAAAGAAGTCGGGGTCATATCGTATCAAGAGTTTGCCGGCACAAAGCAACGTAAACGACATACGCAGCTTTATCAAAGAGTATGAAATTCAAACAGAAACAAAGATTGACTTTGTTATGATTGATTACCTGGATTTGATTATGCCTGTGTCTATCAAGGTCAATCCCAACGATCAGTTTATCAAGGACAAATACTCG